AAAATTTGCAAGTAGCGCAGGAATTCCCTTGAAATTATTTAATAGCGCAAACGGAACATTATATGTTGATGAATTTGCAGGGGGCTTGGAAGTAAGTAGCTGGCGTAGCGGATCGTTTCATGGAAGAGTGGGAAAACACACTCACACCGCAGGTTCACCCGCAGTGTTCATCACTACCACGGGCACGACTTCAGGATCACGATTTGTATATGAAGCAGAAATAATTGAATCATCCGGAAATGGATCAGCCACTTCAGTAGATTCTAATCATGTTGATGATGTTGTATTATTTAAAAATTGTAATATAAAAAACACAGCGGCTGGGGCAGCCTCTTATGGTTTACTCGTCGATAATGATGGTTCGGTTGTATTAGACAATTGTAACATTGAAACTAATGACGCAGCGACCTTTGATTATAGTCTAAACGCGGCTACCGGAAAAAATATAGTAGTTCTTGGAACATGTATGGCAAATAACGCTAAACATGCAAATGTAACTATTTTAGCTGGAACATTAACTGTTGATGCTAATGTTGTAGTTTAATACTAAATAACATCTCTTTAAAATGAATAGTAGAATAACCCATCTTAATTCACTAACATCATCATCTTTATCCGACGATGATCAATTTCTAGTAGTTGATGTAGATTCTCCAGTAACATCAATAGGTGAATCAAAAAATATTACTGCAGGAGAATTATATGGATATCTCAAAGACATAGGCTTAGAAGATTCTACAAGTTATTCATCTACAACTACTTCAGCAAGTTATTCATTAACCTCAATCTCAGCAAGTTATTCATTGAATACAACTGCAATATCCAATGGCCTTGTTGCTGGTGCAACATTTTATGTCGATGCTGGCGTCGGTTCCGCATCAGGAATAGGATCTATATCAGATCCAGTCGATACTATTATGAACGGAATTGCTCTAGCATCCTCAGGGGACACGATTATGGTGAGAGCCGGAACATATGATGAAAATGTCATTTGTGAAGATGGAATTGATATTCATTTTATGCAAGGAGCCATATTTCATCAAACAAGCGGCCATATTTTCTCCGACAACGGAACAAATATTTCCATGAATATTACTGGACTTGTTGAAATTTTTTATCCCGCAATAACCGGAACGACACATATATTTAATTTTACTGGAAATTCAACCATTTTTATTCAAGGCCAACGAATATCAGCTTCTAGTTTGGGTGGAAATGGCAAAATTGCTTATTGTTCAATAGCAACTGGATCAGCTACATTTGAATTTGATGAAATTCTTGCATCCGGATCATTAAATTTGCAAGGATTTTATACTCTAAGCAATTCCACAGTAAATATAAGAGGTCGGAAAATTTCAAATTCTCCTGGTGAAGTATTAACTATTTTTAATACTACAAATACCAACCTGTATGTTAATGAATTAGTGGGTAGGGTAGTTACATCAGGATGGTATAGTGGATCATTTTCTGGTCGTGTGGGAAAACACACACATACTGCAGATTCTCTAGCATTTGATATCCAAATGGCTAACAACATTGCACCAGTGCGATTTGATTATGAAACTAAGCTTCTTGAGTCAACAAATCATGCAACAGCTGTAATTCGGATAAATTCGGGCCATGCCAACGATATAATAAAATTTAAAAACTGTAATATTCATAATTCTAACGATGCAATTGCTTCTCGTGGAATACTATTATCTGCGAATACTGGGCTCCTTGTTCTTGACAATTGTAATATTCAAACAAATGGATCAACCGGCAACGATGAAAGTATTTATTCAGATGAAGCGCACAATGTAATTGTTCTTGGAACCCTTATGGCAACCACTGGTTCTAATGCAAATATAACAATTCAAGTTGGAACGGAAGTTTCTTCGTCCCTTGTCAGAGTATAAAAATAATGGCAAACGATAAAATCACCCAACTTGATTTAATAGGATCTGGTTCTGTAACCGGTAGTGATCTATTTATAGTAGTTGATGTAGATGATTTAACATCAGCAACAGGCGAAACTAAAAACATTACAACAACTGAACTTCATGGATATTTATTGGACAATGGACTGGCTGATTCATCTAGTTATTCATTAACGTCTACTTCTGCAAGTTATTCTCTTACATCTACAAGTGCAAGCCATTCTGAGAATTCAGATACATTGAGCAACCTCTTTTTTGCCGGCGCCATATTTTATGTTGATTCCGGAAATGGCACATCAACCGGAACAGGAACCTTAGCTGATCCGATAAACATGATAATGGGTGCAATAACTCTAGCCTCTTCAGGAGACACGATTAAGGTTATGCCGGGAATATATGATGAAAATATTGTCTGTGAAGACGGGATCGATCTCCATTTTATGCAAGGAGCCGTATTTAATCAGACAGATGGCTCCATTTTTTCAGATAATGGAACAGCTATTACCATGAATATCACAGGATATGTTGAAATTATTTATGGGAATCTTGCCTGGAACAATGTATTCAGATTCACAGGAAACTCAAATATTTCCGTCACAGGCAACCGAATTAGTGGTGAATATCTAAATGATGTTCCTGGCGAATACTATATCGGATATTTTACAGGAACAACTAATACGATCACATTAAATTTTGATGAAATCGTTGCAACCGGATCTAACTTGACATCGTTTTTTGCTACTAACGGTTGCACATTAAATGTAATTGGAAGAAAAATTTCTAGCGAATGCAATTACACATATGTCCTTAAAAATAATTCATCCGGAACATTATTTGCAGACGAATTAGAAGGCGGATTACTTATGTTAAGTTGGACCAGCGGATCATTCACCGGTCGCGTAGGAAAACATACTGCTGTAGCAAATCAAGCTGCCGTTGGCCTTTGGATGGGATCGTCCGCAGGTGTTCGATTTGTGTATGAAGCTGCACAAATAAACATGGATCAAGTTTCTGGAAGTTTATATGCCGGAAGTATTCCTGTTGTATGGGCAACCAAGGGAATTACTGACGATGTTTTAATATTTAAAAATTGCAATATTCGTCAAAAATATGTAAGCACCAATTCACAATCTATCGGGTTGGAGCTTAATCAAAAAGGAACGGTTATTCTTGATAACTGTAATATAGAAACTGCCAGCGGATCACTTTTTGATCAATGTATCACTGCGCGGGAACCAAAAAATGTAACCGTTCTTGGAAACTGTATGGCAAACACTCAAACCAGTTCATTAATAACAATTTTAGCTGGGACCTTAACCACTGACTCAAATGTTATTTTATAATATATTTATACACATATACTTCTTTTAAAAAATGTCAAATCATAAAATTCCACAACTCAGTTCATTAGATTCTGGATCATTAGCTACTAATGATCAATTTACCGTAGTTGATATAGACGCCCCAACAACTCCTACAGGCGAAACAAAAAATATTATAATAAATGAATTTTATGAATATCTTACAGACAAAGGCTTAGAAGATTCTGCAAGTTATTCATTAACCTCGGTCTCTGCAAGTTATTCAGCAACCGTTACTTCCGCAAGTTACTCAGCAAATGCAGAAACCTTAGCATCCAATTTTCTTTCCGGCGCTACATTTTATGTTGATTCCGGAACCGGCACAGCAGCAGCAACAGGATCAATTGTTGATCCCATTAATACTATCGTTGGAGCGCACGCGACCGCTTCTTCCGGCGACACTATTGTTGTAATGCCAGGATCATATAATGAAAATATCACTCTTAAAGACGGCGTTGATGTTCATTTCATGCAAGGAGCAGTATTTAATCAAACTTCGGGGAATATATTTAGTGACGGAGGCGCACCCATTTCTATGAATATTACTGGATATGTTGAAATTTTATATCCTAATATGGTCTGGAAAGAAAAAGTATTTAGCTTTTCCGGCCACTCAACCATTTTCGTATCTGGCAACCGGATCGAAGCCGACGGTAGCAATATCGAAAGTTATATTGGAGTATTTGTAGGCGGAGAAATCACAATACACTTTGATGAAATTATTGCAACAGATGAAGATTTGAAAGGGTTTAGAGCAGAAAGCGATTGTAAAATGAATATAATCGGAAGAAAATTTTATACTGAGCACATCTACGCATATACTCTTGTAAATCAATCGTCCGGAACATTATATGTCGATGAATTCGTTGGTGGACTATGGGCGACTTCGTGGTCCAGTGCTTCATTTCATGGAAGGGTTGGGAAGCACACAAATAATTCCAACATTTCCGCTGTCACGATTCAATTTGACTCCGTTTTTACAGAATCCGCGCATTTTGTATATGAAGCTATGTTAATTGATCAAGCTCCGCTTGCAGGGTCGGGTCATTCAGTTGCAAATATTAATGGCGGCCCGACCGGTAGTGTAACAGTATTCAAAAACTGCAACTTTCGTAATCAAAGAGATTCGACTGATTACTGTGTAGGCGTGCAGCTTACCTTAGGCGACAATCCTGTTGTGTTAGATAGTTGTAACATCGAAACTGTTTCAGGGTCAGTGATCCACGATTATTCAGTGGACGCACCAGTTGCGCGAGATATAACAATTCTTGGAAATTGTTCGGCAAACACCGCTGTCAGTTCAAGTATAACTATTCGGGTCGGAACAATAGTTTCCTCTTCCTTTGTTACTGTTTAATTTTTCGGAAACCTTAATCGATAATTAAACATCTGATTGTAACAATCCTTATCGAATAAACAATTATATTTTACAAGATATTCTGCTTCTGCGTATTTGAGAAGTGATTTCGATTTGTGGAACGACAATATTTCAAATGTGTAATGAGATTCGTTCTGCTTAATATCTTCTGATATTTCTCCAGACGAACTACAATATTTTCTCCAATCGGAATCAACCATAGAAATGCGATTTCTCTTTTTTCCCTTAAGAGGCTTCCGCTTTATTCTCTTTGTGACTTGTTTGATCCCCACATAAAATTTTTCAGATGATATATCTGTTATTTTATATAAAAACCCCAACACATCTTCTGGTAACTGATGTATTCCAACTGGCGATATCCAGTGACCCCAATCAAAATTATTTGTAATGTTCATTATAATATACAATTACATATAGTAATGTATATTTTATAAGACATTATCCGTGATACTTGGTATTATCGAACCCATTTAAATTATCAAGATAATTAAGGCCCTTATTAGTAAATCTAGTGATTCCCGTTTGAGCTCCAGACTGAAATTCTTTCTGTATAGAATCAGCATCACCTGCAGCAAATGTGGTTTTGATGGAATCAGAAATCATTCGTGGGATTCTTTGTTCATTTCCATAAACGAAATTACTACCATTTGTTCCTTGAGCAAGGTTTTTAATGTCGGATACGCCTTGGCGTGCTAACGGAGTAAAACCATTAACATAAGTATTAGCCACAAAATCAACTCCTGGAGCTCCTGGACCTCTTTTCTGTTCTGGACTATTCCACGAACTATATCTATCTTCTAAAGAAAGATTCAACGATCCTCTCGACACTCCAACTCCACTATTAGCTACAAAATCCATAATATTCCTTTTTATATAAATATGATCAATTTTAAAAAATGTTTACTTGTCCCATGATACGACAAAGTTTATCGGATAATCTTTAAGAATTTTAATTGGAGTTCCTAATTTAGCTATTGCTACCATATTATATTCATCATCATACAATCCAATGCTTGTAACAAACGGAGCAAGATAACTTCCAGTTTTGTCATATGATGAAGATTCAATATAATGATTAAAATTAGGATGAATCAATTTATCTTGATTTAATCCGGTATAAGAATCCAATAGATTTCTAATTTCCTCAGCAGTTGTTCGTGTCGAATTTATAGTAATATCTCCGTCAACTAATCCATTTGTTCTAATATTATTGTAATATTTTAAAATGATATCTGCATCATACGCGTCCACAACTCCGTCGCCATTTAAATCTAAATATCCTTGCTCTTCTAATTCTGCCAATCTTTCAACATAAAGATCGGTTAGCTTAGAATCTGAAAAAAACGATTCAATATTTTCCTCAACGGAAGAAAGAAGGATATCTCCAGCCTCTGTCATAATAATATCATTATTCCACCATGCTTCATCAGCAGCGTATGCTTTTATAGATACTTGAATTAATTCTGTGGTAGTTAAATCCGAATCAAGAGTATGCAAATCTTGTTCCAGTGTAAATCCTCCGTCCGATTCTTCGGATGAATTATCAATTTGTTGATTAATATAAATTTTATATTTGTTAATATATCGTAAAATCAAATCCGCATCCTCAAAATCAAATTCTCCATTTTTATTAATATCATAAACTCTATTTATTTCGACTAATGCTGTGGGATTTTGTGAAACATTAAATTCTCCAGGTGCAACTGTTAAAATATACTCTTCTTCATAAATTGTATGTTGTGACTGAAATGATAATTCATAATCTTCTAATAAACCATCGAACACTGAGGAAGTGTTGGTTAAAACAATTAACCCATTTTTATAAAAAACATTTCCGAGATGCGTTTCTTCCCCGACACCAGCGATTTTATAAGTATAAGTGTTTCCCTGAAAATTCCAATTCAAGTTATCTTGGAGGACCAAAGACGATGTAAACTCATCTTGACTTGCTGAAGATGCGTATAATAAAGGAGCAGATATGAAAGCATAGTCATTATCCAATGAAGTGCCAAACCCGAAAGATTGATAAGGATCTCCTATCAACGTTTTACCATATATTTCGGCTGATCTAGTATAAAATGTTTCGGTTTCGTTTAATGTATAGATGTTGCCGACTCCTTGATCTATTGCTAAATATTGGTTTTCAAATAAAAAAACTGAAGCGGAATATGATGCTGATAAATTATTATTAAATGGTGAACCGATAATCATTTTCCGTCCATCTAAATCTATACTATGTCCAAAATAGTTTTCACTATCCGTATCTCCTTCCATAGTTTGTAATGTCCCCCAACTACAAGTAACACTTGAAGTAGGCAGTTCTGAACAGAAAAAACAACTCACATCGCCATTTAATCCGGATTTATAAATGTATGTTGATCCAACATTTATAGGCGGGGTTAATTCTACGGATGCTGAAATATTTGAATATAATTGATATGTGTTCGCGTATGGATCTCCAAGTGCAATAATATTGTCATTGATTGCAATTGAATGGCCAAATGTAGATGAAGTATTTCGTGTTAATGTTCCAACATAACTTTTAGAAAATGATGCTGACGGTGTTAAAACACATGTATTTTCCCACGATCCGGTTACACAGTTTGATCCGGATTGGACAAATTCATAAATAAATGATTTTTGTGTTGTTTGTTGTGTTTTAGTTCCAACAACTATAATATCACCATCAATGGCAACAGTTCCACCAAATCCAGTTAATGATTCTGCTGGCGCAAGAATGGCATCTTGAATCCATGTATGGTTTCCAGACACAAAATATGAATCTCCTGAAGCAGTAGCAACAAATTCACATTCGTCCGATGACATAAAGACCTTTTTCGAATACACATAGACTAATTCTTTTCCTTCTGCACCAATTACAAGGCGATTCTCGTCTAATGCCACAGACGAACCAAATTTATCCGTTGAAGTGGAACCTGAAAATACATTTATCAATCCCCAATGGTCTATTCCGCCTTTGTTTCTATCATAAATAAATGCCATTCCACTTCCAGATGGTTCGAACGAAGATGTTGGGTTAACAATTCCCGTTGGAGCACCAATTGCTAAAAATTCATCCGTAATTGATACTGAATACCCGAATTGATCGACCACCGATCCATCAAGGCTGCTTCCGCTGGCTGCTAATATGAATCCGCCTTGTTCTGTGTCGATTAAAATGTCTTCTCCCAACTCCATTTCCAGTGCCTGTTGGGATTTTGGGGCATAAAATTCTTTAATAAACTGATATTTTGCATCATCTAAATTGTATTTAAATAAATTAGATTTGCCAGCTTTGGATTGACCAAACGAACTAGACATCATTGGAGATCCGATGATTAAATATCCACCATTAGCATTTACAGAATATCCAAATCGGTCATCATCTAACTCGTATTTGGAATCGGTTCGTTCAGTTAATTGAGATAATTTGTTTCCAATTTCAAACGGATTAGTAATTATTAAATTTGTATAACCATCATCAATTACAATAAACCTGTAATTTGAATTTGAATAATCTATTAAATTAAACGAGTTCGGGACAATTTTCTCACCAAACACCGATTGGGGAATTTTAGCAATTGTAATTTCATTACCAATAATTCGTTTTTCCAAATATTCTCCATTTGAACTTCTTCCTAAAGTTTCAATCCCTAAATTTTCAGCTCTGTTTTCATTATAAAAATTGTTGTTTATTGTATCATATATGGATCGACGATAATGACCAGTCCAATCCACAGGATTCATTTCTGCATTATAATAAATGCTCGAAGAATCATAAAATAAATTAGTTAGTGGAAGACACCCCATTGAAACTTGTATTTTATCTAGTGGTGTTTGATATTCTAAAGCTAGACTGGAAGTTATCTCTAAATCACCTGAACCAGATTCATATGTAACATTGATTGGATCGCCGGCTTCGGTTAAAATCAACCCATTATTTGAATGAAGATCTAACGACCAATTTTTAAATACATAAAATGGTCTAAATGAACGATCATGCAGTTGTAGCGATTTTATCATAACTTCTATACCAATAAATATTTGGTAATAGAATTATTAGATATCCAATTTAATTTTGACCAGCGCTTCGGAATCAAAAGTTTTTTCAAGTGGTTGACTTAACTTAGCAACAGCTATAAGTTCGTTTGAATCATCATACAATCCTACGGCTGTTATATATACATGTGGATCATTAAAGAAAGTTGTATGTCTAATTTTACCCTCGTCAGCAGCTACACCGGTTTCTGCTTGAGTTGTAACAAATGTTGGGTTATTTGAATAATTAAATTCATTATTTCTTACTCTCACGAAAAATTGTCTCGAAGGAATGTATTCGGAACTTCTTGCCTTCATAGATGTTATGGCAATTCCATTTTTTATTGAATCAAATAATTGACCATGATTTAAAGCATAATTTGTAGAACCACTATTCGGAGTCAAATTCGAACCAACATGTGTAGCTAATTTAGTGGGATTCAATACAACAACCCCGAGTTGTGGATAAAATAATCCCAATCCAGTCGGATCACCGACCACGGGATCTGCTGAATCACTTTCGATAGATCCAGAAACAATATTATATACTGATTTATTGGTGGATTCATTTGGTGAATCATCCACAAATGTAAATAATCCATTACTACCAGTTAAGGTGAATTCTAATAAACCAGGATCTAACTGTTCTTTAATTTTGTTTGTTGCGAAATTCAATACATAAATATCTGTGGAATCAATTGTCGTAGAATTTGTTCCACTTCCCGAAGAAAATGTAAAATATGTATCGCTTGGAGATAAAATCAAATTTTTGTATTGAGTATGAACCGCTTTTGTCGGATAAATTTTATATCTAGATATATCTAAAGTAGATGAACCGGTTCCAGGAACACTTCCATATGCTATTGAAAATAATACTTCTGCAGTATCGTCTGAAGCAGTTTCGGCTGAATATGCGTTGTAATAGTAAAGGCCACTTCTTGGATCTAATTCTGAAGAACCCGAAATTACTGTTTGAATCGAATTAGTTGCTAACACAGACCATTCAGTTGCTCCAGCGGCAAACATTCCTTCCGAAACAGTTTGAACTCTTCCTATAACAACATCGTTAGTCTGTAATGGTTTAAAAACACTCATAATTTTAAATTGTAATTGTTACAGGGATTGTGATACTTCCACCACTTTCATTACCAACAAAGGTTAATGTCGTGTTAACTTGTTCTGTAAGACTATTGTTCGGGACAAATCTAAATGTTTTACCGATTGATGCTTGTGAAGTAACTGTTAAACTATCTCCGATAAACGATGGAACGGATGAAGCGACATCAGCACTTACACCTTCGCCAATTATCGATCCAGCATTACTATCATTTAATATAGCAGTATAACCAAGAGTTGTATTATATACTGGATTTGTTGATGGAGTGATCGTTTTTGTTCCTGTAAATGTTGATGCCAATGTAACCGATGAATCACTTAACGAAATTGTAGGAATTTTTGTCGATCCAGCCGGAAGCGTTACTAATTTATATTTTAATGCTTGAGTTTGATCTGTTAACGGTTCAAAAACAGGCGTATTTTTGATAGCCACATCATAAAACGCTGATCCTTGCGGATGACTTTCATTATATAATCTATAATCAACTTCATCATCTGATAATGCAAACGATGTAATTCTCAATGCACCATTCTTAGCTAAAATTTCTCTTCCCTTTTTAGTTAAAACGGCATTTACCGTAATACTGTTGTTGTCTAAATATCCCATAGTTTAAGTAGTTGTATAATCATAAATATGATGAAGCTCGGAAATTATGTTTGTCATATTAGAGTTGATTTCCCTTTTTGATTTCGTCACCTACGGGATCATTAATGTCACCGATTACTATAATTGAATCCGGATCGGTTATAGTGGTTTCAAACGGAAGGGAATTATCAGTAGTTTCACCTTCTAAAACAATATAGGTATTGTTTGGACGATATATTATTTGGTGGTTATTTGGACCCGGACCGACTACCAAACCAATTAAATTTCGATCATTGACATTATTGTGAATAACAATATGGTTGCCATTAGCATCTAACGAATCGATTAAATGAGGCGTATCATCATCCACCACAACATTTGCTGGTTTAAATGAAGATGAATCTGCAGGATTTATTATTACCATTGTATCACCTATAGTTGGTGTGTTTACAATGAGAGAACTTACGGTATCCCGCCACATTTCAAGCTGGCCAGTTGCATTTGGTGTTCGTAACAGATCGCGAACGCTTTGAGTTAAAGTGATCGAGTTACCTCTAAAATTTTCATGCTCATATAAAGTTACGGATAAGGAATTATTAATTTTTATGGAAGAAATTGAATCCTGTAAATCATATGTTAACATATTCGGAATCCTTTGACCAGATACTAATTGTATTGACCTACCGAGAAAATTTTCATGTTCATATACCGTCGCGGTGCCTGGAATTATTACTGGAGGTGTAATGATTGCTAGTTCAGCATTTGCACCTGGATCGGTGATGTTAGTTTGAATTGGCACTCCGGGAGCATTCTCGGGCACAGTAACATAAATTTGAAAAACGGGATCCGATCCGCTTATAGGCGGTTTTATTGTTGTATCTTGTGTCTGAACACTTAATGATCCAATTCTTCGCCGGTCTCGTGGTCGAGAATATGGACAATTTCCTTGAAATGTTCGATAATTTCCTACTCCAAATTTAGCATCAGATTCTACTAAAGATTGTGAAACTGAACTTCCGCTTAGTGGAGTTAAATTTAATTTTTCAATTTCTTTACTATAATAAACTTCTTCATTTTCTTGATTTACACTAAATATTTTTTGAACCGTTGTATATATTTGAGCGAAATATCGCTGAGTTCCTTTAATAATTACTCCACCATTAGACTTAATACATCCATTAGTAAAGTCAAAATAATTATTATTAATATTGTTGAAATATCCTACTGATTTATCCACGGCAAATTCTATATCGAGATTAATTGTATCGTCCAAACCTGAATATAAAGCACCTGTAGCAATAGTCTTAACATCAATAGATCCCTGAAATGTTAAATTATTATCTAAAACAGGTCGTCTTTGTTGAATTTTGTTTCGCTCTAAAATTGACGGTTCAATTAATATTCCTGTTTTTAATTTCGATCTAGCAGGAATTGTTCGTTTGATATTTTTAAAAAGAGAGGAATCTACATAATTTTTAAGAATTTTAATATATTCATTAAAATTGACACCATTAAAATGTTTAAAGAATTTCCCTCGGAAACTTTGGAAATCTGAATATGTTCTTTTATATAAATCCGCTGGATTTCCTATGTAATCTCCCAAATTAATATCTCCGAAAAATTGAAGAATTTCTAGATCTAACTGGTCAGTTGGGGAAAAGAATATACCAACGGTTGGATTTGATGATCCAACATCAGCACTGGTATAATCCACAGAAATATCAGTAAACAAATTTTCTACTGTGGATTGGCTAACAAAATAGATTTTTTCATTATTAAATGTAGAACTCCCGAAATTTGGAACCGAAATATGTTCTCTCGTTCTAAATGAACTGAAATGCCACGGAAATGATGATGAAACATAATAAACCGCTTCGGGATATTCAATACAAGAATCTCCTGAGAAAGAAGCACTTTCAACATCTTCTAATTTAGGAAAATTGTATGCTCTAATATCAGAAAACGAACTTGTAAATGCATTATTTTCTAACGGAACATAACCCAGCGCTAAAGATGCAGTCGTAGATCCATAATACAAATCACTTGGCGCTTCAAAATTTAAGGACATTAATAAACTCGATTCTAATTCATTAAAATCACTAATATCATACGCATCTACATATTTTGTATGAGAATCAAATCGGTCTTGTGTAATCGGTATGCTATAAAATCTAACTTCATCAATTGTTCCGAAGAAAGCATCAATGTCTGGTGTAATACTACTTGTTACAACTTGATCATAATTTCCAATATAAACACTTCCCGAGCCACCCAAGTTTGTTCCGCTGAACGAATCACAAAAATCGGAATTAAATGAAAACGATGCTGACGATTGAATTGATATTCGATTGCCTTCGGATCGCTGAACTACCAAATCAAACTTGCGTGGAATTTCAGAACTATCTACTTCAATTACGGTTGTATTAACAGAATCAAATATTATATCGTTTTTTCGTAACAATACGGAATAAATGTTTCCATCAAATATTGGCTTAAGATCCGTTACAACGGTTTTTATACTACCGGTATCGTATGGGTCCTCTGTTAATGTGAAGAACATTCTTCCCAGGGTTGTGTCTGTGGCATCTCTTAAAGCTCCAAGAACCCAATTATTACCTAAAGAAACCAATCTAAAAATAGAACCATCTGGATGAATATTCGCAATATCAAATGATACTTTAAATTCAACACTTTGAATATCATTTGCCCATTCCGTTTGAATATATTCTGCGCTTCCAGTATAATGTAATGCAAAATAGTCATTGTCAAATGAAAATACATTATCTCTTTCAGAAGAAGTATTTGGAATAGAATTAAATTCTCTTACTTTGTAAAGTGACTTTGGAATTCCATACACAGAAAATAGTATTCGTAGGCATTCAGCGGTTCCTTTGGTTTTAATAATATATGGAAGGGCATTAACAAATCGCTTCCAAATTATTTTCTTTCTTTCGGTTCCACTTTTTGATTCGATTAAATTTCCATATTTATCTTCTCCGAATAATTCCAAAAATATATCATTTGTGGCATATGAAGAATCCCACCCAAGAGTTGAAAGCATTTTATTAATTGCTCCATCAAATAACTGTTCTGAACCAAAGTTTGCTGGATATTTTGATTCATTAAATTGATTAATAGAAGTAAATAATTGATCAAAATAATGTCCTATTACATTAATAAATCTTGTAAAATCAATATTATCATTCTCGTTTGTGATATAAGTTGGTAAATTATTTTGTAAACTCGATGGATTTTCTCTGTCATAACGAGAAGCGGAATTTGATCCATTATAATCTGCTGTTTGTGATACAAACCAATCATTATTATTGTATAAAAATGATTCATAACCATCAAATGAATTTTTGAGATCGGAAATTATATTTAAATTTCCACTAATTTCTTGGATATAATATGAATCTGTTGTGGGTATCGCAGAATTTAAATCTTCCAATGTTTCAATAGTATCTTTCTTCTTTTCAAATGTATCCAATCTATATTGTGCTGAAGAAAACTGAATAAAATTCTCAAATTCAGTATAATCAACCGATAAATTTTCAACTTCTAATTTTTGGATAGCATTTTCAATTCGATTTTGTTGATTAAACGATAACACTTGGCCAAATCCTTCTTGATAACTGTTTACATCAAAAGTTGAATAATCAGCCGGTGCAAGTTCTATTAATTCAGATTCTTCAATTTTAAATGGCGAATAATCTATAAAATGTGGTTCAGAAACTATTCGAGAAATAAAACAAACCGCTCCTACTTCAATTCCATCCTTAAGAGGAACATCTGTTTTTATAATAATATCATCATTTGATATTTTAATATTTACCAAGTTATATAAATTATTGTTTCCAAAATTTAATGCTGTTCGCAATGGTTCAAGCCGCTTTCTATTATACTCCGATAATGTTGTTTTAATGGAAGTAATATAAATGGTGTCTAGAATATTTAGAATAAAATTTTTAGATGCTAAAAATGAAATTTGTTCTGTATTTGGATTCTTTTCTGATAAATATTTATCAGTTAAAAATCGAGAAATTTCATAATATCTATCTATTAAATTTTGTTCCGATGCTGGAGAATTATAAAATTCATAAATCCAATTTTTAAATTGATATAAAACGGAGAATGGACCTATACCTCGATAAATTTTGTCAATGAAATTAATGATATCAATATCTATCATTAATGCATATTCAGTTTTTAAAAATGCTATTGGTTCAAGATTAGTTGGTTTAACGGCATAATATATTTGTTCAATTCTAAATGAATCCGCTCGTTGTAATAAATCATCAGCAATAATATTTAAATTAAATTGATTTTGTGTAAAATTACTAAATTCCTGAATAGTTAATGGGTGAGCTTCTTCGCTGTGATTTAATTTAATTTCTGTTCTCGATGGAGAAATTTCTTTAATAGCAATTGGTCGTTTGAAGTTACCAACTCTACTGGATATTGGTAAATAACCAACAATATATGGAGAATTTTCATTTAATTCAGCGTCTTGTATATCAGAAATTGGATCAAATATCACACTAAATTGCTCTACATCTTTGAGAACATAAAAATCAGAAACAGATTCTACATAGCTATTATCGATTAATTGGCCATTCAAATCAATATATGAAGAGTTTACAAGTTGGGTAGATAATTGTGAGCCGGTGAATGAAGT